CGCTTCTATTTTCTTATCTAAAATGGCTAGAAATAACGGTTTGGTTTCCGAACTGGTCGAAACTGGCGACAACTGGCCAGATGACGGCGTAACTGAACCGGTTGACTTAGTGCATAGTTATGCAGACATATACAAGCCACGTTTAGAAACTGTTTGTAATCGTGAAGGCCGTTATTTTGCGGACGGCGTAAAAGTATGGGCAAAAGATTTTTTAAACGTTGACTTGATGGACTGGCAGTATCACGTCGCTAGTGGTTTGTTAGCGCACGACGCTAATGGCGATTTATTGCATAGGCAAGGCCTAGTTAGTGTGGCTAGACAAAATGGTAAAAGCGTTTTGCTGGCTGGGGTAGTTGGTTATTGGGCTACGGTTATGCCAAAGCTTCGAGGTAGGCCGCAAACGATTATTACTACGGCCCATAGGTTAGACCTAGCTATCGAGTTATTTAATCAGGTAGCACCAATTTTAGAAAAAGAATTCGGGGCTATTTTGACGTGGGCGGTAGGCCGTAACGAAGCTAATTTGCCGGACGGTACACGCTGGCTAGTTCGTGCTGCTACCCCAACTTCGTTTCACGGCCTAACAGCTGATTTAGTGTGCATAGATGAACTTTGGGCGGTATCGCCTGACGCGGTATCGGTAGGACTATTGCCTACTATGCGTACTCGTAAAAGTCCGTTGCTGTTTATGACTTCGACCGCTGGCGACGAAAGTTCGCGCGAAATGCAAAAATGGCAAGAACAAGGTTTACGTGCAATAGACGAAAAAAAGACTACTTCCCTATATTTTGCTTGTTATTCGCCTAGCGCCGATATTGACCCTATGACGCCTGAAGCTTGGATAAAAGCTAACCCAGCCATAGGCAGCACACTTACTTTAGACGTAATCGCGTCAGAAGCTGAACAGCCAAACCGTAACGCTTTTCTACGCAGTTCGGTAAATCTTTGGACGGCCAGCGCTAACGGCTGGCTGCAGCCTGGCATTTTTGACAAACTGGTAACAGCTGACCCAATGCCAAAAGGCGGCGTACTAGCCATAGAACAAAGTCAAGACGAAGCCCGATACGTAGGCGTTAGGGCTGCTATGAACAATAAAGGCCAAATACAGTTAGCCGTCGAGTTCGTTAAAGATACGTTGGCGGACTGTTGGCAAGCCGTAGAAAACGCTTGTATAGACCAAACTACCCGCCTACTTATTACCCCAGCTTTCGAAATGTCTTTACCTACAAAGTTTGAAAGACGCGCTTCTATTGTCGGTAACCGTGAACTACAACGCTGGACGGTAGGCGCTAGGGCAGCAATATTAGAAGGCAAAATACGGCACGACGGCAGCACACTTTTAGCCCAGCACGTAGAACGGGCAGTAGCCGTAAAAAATCAAGGCGCTATAACTTTGTCTAGTTTGCGTAGTCCCGGCCCTATCGAATTGGCGCGCTGTTTAGTTTTTGCTGTAGCTATGGTCAGCAAACCAGCCACGATAGGTAAGCCGCTTATCGTTAGCCAAAAAAGACCAATATAGTTTTAATAAACGGCTAACATAGTTTGCGGGTAGCCGTCGAGTTTCTTTTCTTTCTCGTAGGGTGACTGCGGCGGCTACCTTCAACCAAAACTTTTATAAAGTGTGGCATACTAAACAAATGGCATTATTTACGCGCAAACCCGAACCAGCAAAAATAGTTAAAGCTGCCGCTGGTAGTGCGTCCAGTCGAACTGGTAGTAATGCCGGTGCTTCGCAAATTGGTAATTTTTATGCGTATTCAGACGGCAGCATTAGACAACGTTTTATGCAAGTGCCGACCATATCGCGTAGCCGCGATTTAATGGCGTCAGTTATTGGCTGTTTGCCGTTAAAAATGTATAAAGAAATTTGGAACGGCGAAGAAATCGAGTTAGTACCAGAAGCCCCGCGCAGTTGGTTATCGCGCATTGACAAAGGCGTTACAAATAACTTTATTCTGAGTTTTACACTAGACGACCTATTATTTTATGGGCGGGCTTTTTGGTATGTAACCGAACGTGATAGTTCGGGTTATCCAAGTTCGTTTACACGTTTGCCAGCTGCAATAGTTACAACACAAGACCAGGCCGCAAGTAATGGCGTTTGGTTTGGGCCGTCTAAACAAGTTTTGTTTCAAGGTTTACCAATTCGCTACGAAGATTTAATACAATTTCTTAGCCCGATACAAGGCCTTATTTTTACTGGTGCTACTTCGGTAGATACAGCATTAAAACTAGAACAAGCACGTAATCGAAACGCTAGTAGTTTGCAGCCGGCCGTTACCCTTCGTCAAACTGGCGGCGAACCTATGTCGCCACAAGAATTACGCGATTTAGCCGCCGCCTATGATGAAGCGCGGTTTGCTTCTGCTACTAGCGCGGTTAACGAATTTGTAGAAGTTATACCAAATATGGCGACGCCCGACAAAATGCTTTTAATTGACGCCGCAGAGTATCAAGCAAAAGAAATCGCAAGAATTGCCAATGTCCCCGCCTACCTCGTTTCCGTGAGCATTGGAAATTACAGTTATGTTAGTAGCGCTGAAGCTTCGCGCGATTTATACACGTTTGGCGTAAAACCTTATATTGACTGCATACAAGAAACGTTAAGCGCAAATAACGTGCTGCCGCGCGGGACGGTAGTACGCTTCGACATTGAAAGCTATTTAGAACAACAAGAAAAAATGCAACCAGAAGAAGCCGAAGAAGAAACGGTAGATATAAATAATGATTAGATTAGTGCCGCAAGATTTAAATTTAGACGCTGCGCCCGCTGGCGAAAAGCTGCCCCGTAGAACGTTGGCGGGCGTAGCTGTCCAGTATGACGTCGAAGCCGTAGTATCTGACGGCCAAAAAGTAAAGTTTGCTAATGGTGCTTTACCGCTTGAAGGCAAAAAACCAAAAATGTATCTTTACCACGACAGCACCCAGCCGATAGGCATAGTCGAGACCCGCGAACAAGTAGGCGATACGGTGCTATTTGAAGCCCGCATAAGCGAAACCCGCGCAGGCGACGAAGCGTTACAACTAGCAAAAGACGGCGTTTTAGATAGTTTGTCTGTCGGTATTTTGCCAGTCGAATTTAGTTTTGACGAAGCCGGCACAATGATTATTACTAAAGCTGATTGGCAAGAATTAAGCCTTTTGCCTTACGGCGCTTTTGAAGCCGCTAAAGTAGAACGAGTAGCCGCAAGTATCCACCAACCAGAACCCAAAGTAGTGTTAAATAGTAAACAAGACCCAGAACCAGAGGTAACAGAAATGACACAGCCAGTAGAAAGCCCGCAAGTAATCGAAGCCGCAGCCGTACACACGGTTTACGCGCAACCAAAAAAACTTCGTTTGCCGTCAACGTCTGAATATATTGCAGCGTATGTGCGCGGCGGTTCAGATTTTGCACAACTTAACGCAAACATTAACGCAGCACGAATCGAAGCTGCGCCAGGCGTCGCACCATACATAAATACAGAATCGACGCCAGGCATTTTGCCAGAAATTATCACGGGCAGCGTCTACGATTCGCTTAACCCGATCAGGCCTTTTGTGTCTGCGATTGGTACTCGCGCTATGCCTACAGCGGGTGCAACGTTTCGTCGTCCAAAAATTACCACACGGCCAGTGGTTGCACAGCAAAGCGCACAGTTTGACACTTTGAACGCTTCAACTGTTGTTGTTTCAAACAATGACGTTTCTAAACTTAGTTTCGGTACATATGTAACCGTGTCCGAACAAGATTTGGACTGGTCAGACCCTTCCAGCATTGACATCATTTTAAATCAGTTAGCTATCGCCTACGGACAGGCAACAGATAATTACGCTGTCGATACTTGCCACGCTGCAATTACACAAACTGCAAGCGTCGCAGACACAGCCGTAGGCGCTGACTGGGTAGCTGCAATCTATGACGGCGCACGACAAATTAGCGCAAGTTCAAACTACTTGCCTAGTCATATGGTGGTAACGCCAGCCAGCTGGGCGGCGCTTTCGTCATCAGTGGACAGCTCAAACCGACCAGTTTTCCC